CTATAGCTGTTGTAAGTGTAGCTATATTATTTGCAGCGTTTAAATTTTGTTGAGCTAAGCCACTTCCTGTATTGCCGCCTATTATTTCATTACTTGGGCTATCATCGTTTGGCGCTGGTAAAGTTGGGTCTTCATCCTCAGTAAAGGTGTCTGTACTTTTATCTAGCTTGTACCAAGTACCTTTCCATTCATCCTTAGCGGCTGTAAAAGTACCCTCTATAAAAATAAAGCGCTCAAAACTACCACCTATTTTATCTTTATATTTTATTGGTCGAGTTGGTAAATAATTTGTATGTATTAAAGCACCTTGTATTTTTGTGGTCGGTTTATTACTAACCGACATATACTCGTTTAAAATAAGCTGAGTTAAATCTTTATAGTCTGTGCCATTATCAATATCGAAGCCACCAGGAGTAATATATATGCTGTTTGTAGTATCGTAAAGCCTTATTGTTGTTTCTGTACTATCAGCAGCTGCATTGTTACCTAAAGAAAAATCACCTAAATTTTTATCTATATTTGGTGTGGTAGGGTTAACGCTTGAAAAATAATAAGTTCCATTATTGTTCTCAGGGTCGTTAATTTGCCCCTCTTCTATGTTAGGCACTAAAGGAGAAGATAAAAGCTCAATTGTGCTACTAGCTGGAGTGTTTGATTGATTTAACCCCGTACTTGCTGGCATTTGGTTTGTAGCTAAATCAGCTAGTATATTTATCAAATAATCATCAGGAGAATAAACAACAGAAGCACTAGGCAACTGCCAGTATATTAATCCTCCATTCATAGAAAATTGTAGCTCTCCGTAAACATCTAACTCAGGTAAAGCCAAATTTGCCACTATTAAATTAGCTGTCGCTGTATCAAAGCCTGTTGGTGTGTCCTCTTGGTAGGATGTAACAAAACCTAAATTGTCAATAGTCCAGTTTTCGACTGCTGCATTTGCTGTACTTCCCAAACCTACCGCAAAGCTAAAAGTACTGGCGCTGTCTGTGTTCCATTCCCAGCCTATAGTAGATGACGAATTATAAATACCATTACTAGAAAGATATTTATTACCTACTTTCATTTTACAAGTAAGCAAAGCAGTAATATAAGAGCCTTGGTTTACATGGGGCGTAACTGCGGCGGCTGCCCATTTTTCTTGTATTTGTACATTCAAATTAAGGTTAATCATTGTTAGGCCTTGAGATACAAAACCTATTGTACTAAGTGAGCTATAAGTATTAGATGTGTCAAAAGTAGCAAAAGTATTTCCTTTCTTATATCTACCCCTAACGCTGTTTAGCTCAGGTTCAAAGCTAAATTGTGCGCCTCCTTTCATAATACCATTAGTACCACTTAACGCTAAAGTGTTATCAATAGTTAAAGGGTGTACCTCTGATATAGAGTTAGTCCTAAATTCTGTTGCGGATGGGTCTGGGCTTGTACTCCACCAAACATAAGGAGCGTCAACATCGTAACCAGTGTCCTGAATTAAATAATATCTATTATTTGAAAACATTAGTTTTAAGCTAAAGCTTTTCAAAACTCCTTTTAGCTCTTCTAGATAGTTATTTATTACTCCGTTATAATTTACAGGGTCATCTACAAAAGTGTTTCTATTGTAAAATATTTTTCTTAATGCGTTTGTTGATGTGCTATAAGGTAAGTTAGCTGCCCAGTATTTAAAAAGGGCTACAACTTGCGCTGTATCAATCGGTAAACTTGCAATGTCAAAAGTATCGAAAAATACTTTTAAAGGGTTGTATAAGTCTTTAAAATCATCTGCGCCGCTTGTGCTTATTGCATTGTTATATTTATTTAACAAACGCCCTAAACTATCGGTTGCTTTTACACTTGCTATGTAAGGGAAAGCGCCATCATTAAAATTATTATAAGCAGGTTTTACCCATCCACACCACCAAACAGCAGACGCTTTTTTAACCTCAATATAAAACTCACCCTCTGCGGTTTCTAGTATTGTATTTAATTCGTTTTTATCTGTTTCATTTTCTACAATAAACCCAAAAGAAAGCGAGCCTGATTTTACCTCAGCAAGTTTTATATCTGCACCCTTATCATATTTTAAACTGAAACCCTTTTTAGTTAGCTTAAATTCTGTATCGTTTCCAGCTGTAAGGGTTTTAGCTTTTATATTTATTTGCCATTGTGTCCCTAAATTAGAGTAGAAAGTCGATTTAAAATATGTTGCGCTCATTATCCTATAGTTGTATTTACTAAGCTTGCGCCTAGCCCGTTAGTGTCTTCAGCAATTTGATTATCTATAGTTAAAATTAAATCACTTCCGCTAACAGAAAACTGCCCGCTCAAACTACCACCGCCTAAATTATTATTAGGTATTATTGTACCCGATTGACCTGGCATAAATAACTCAGGACCACCTTCTCCTACCATGTAAGGTTGTCCGCCTATTACACTACCTCCACTTGCTCGACCTGTTAAGCTTCCTGTAAGTAACCCGCTAAAGCTAGTTGCTCCACCTGCTGCGGCTTGAGCTGCGCCTAGTCCTGGTATCATTGCAAAGATTGCCGCTAATATAGCCGCTTGTATTATCATTGCTGCTATTTGTTTCGCTATATCTACAAATATTCTACCCATAGCCTTAAAGAAATTTTCCCCGCTTACTACTGCTTGAGATAAACTCCCTGCAAAGTCTTTAACCATTGCTAAGCCGAACTCTTTAGTAGCATCTTTTAGGGCTGTCATTTTCTCCCTTAAAGCAACAATACTATCTCCATAGGTGGTGTCAATATCTTCAGCTTCCTCCTCCATTTCTTCGGTGTCAATTTCTATTAAAGAAACACCTGCAATTAAAACTGAGCCATCTACTTCTGCATCTACACCTAAAAATTTACCTAAATTTGCAAAAGACTTTTTTGCTTGGTCGGCTGCCATTGAAATAGAATCCCCAAAACTTACCCAATTTACATCTGGTGGTTCTAAATCTCCTGAATCAATAGCCTCTGCAAGTTTATCAATACCCATTGCAGCAGTTTGGAGTGTTGTACCTAAACCTGGCCCTAACGCTTTACCTATAGCAGTCATTAAACCTGTAACTAAATTTTTAACTGGTTTTGATGATTTAGCAACAGTTATTATAAAATTATTCCAGTTAACGCTAAGAAAGTTAATACCTGCCCCTAACGCTGCCGCTAAACCTAACACTGCACCTATAGGAGATAAAAGAGTAAGAAAGGCTGTTCCTAACGTGCCTACTATTGTAAGTAAAGGCCCGATAGCAGCTACAACTAAGCCAATAGTAATAATAGCACCTTTTAAACCACTATCTAAATTATTCCATTTTGTAATTCCTTTATCTAACCATTTAATTAATTTATTTAAAACAGGTATTAACATCTTACCTATTTTCTCCATTAAATCGCTAAATCTATTTTGGAGCTGCTTTAAACCTCCTGCCCCAGCTTTAGCGGCTGCCTCAGCTGAGCCTCCGTATTGTTTTTCTAATTCGTCAAGAATTATTGTTTGAGCATCAGCTAGCCTGCCTGTTTCTGCTAAGCTTTTAATAACTTTCTTTTGGTCTGTAGAGAATTGTATACCAGACCTACTTAAAGCTGATAAATTTGCTATTGGGTCATTTAAAGCTTTACCGAGTTGTATAGATGCACTTTTTAAATCGCCATCTAAACGAGTAGCTAAATCTAAAGCAGCAACCTGAGTTCTATCAAATTGCTTTCCTGTTATGTTTGTAAATGTTAAAAGTTGAGCAGTTGCATCTTTTAAAATAACCTCATCACCAAACAAAGTTTTTGCTTGTAGGTCAGTAGCCATTTTCTGCAATTGCTTTGATGTCCTACCTACTAAACCACCAGTAGTTTTTAAACCTTGTTCAACTTGTGCTATTGCTTTGGCTTGGGTATCGAAAGCCTTAACTGATGCGGCTGCAAACGCTGTTAAAGGTAGAGTTAAGCTCATCGTCATACTCTTGCCTATTTTCTTAAAATTTGCAGCAGTACGCTTAAAGCTCTTTTGTGCTTTACGCATCTTACTTTGAAAATCAGTAATGTTTGCGCCTAGCCTTATGTTTACATTCTTACCCATCTTTTAAAAGCTTACTCCTATTTATAATGTATTCAAGCCGCTCTTTACTCATTTTCTCACTTGGCTGAGTTTCTTTTTTATCCCATGGGAAAACCCAAAGTTTTTTTGGTTTTATACCTTTGCCTTTTTTAGTGTGCGGTGTGAGTAATGTACTAGCTAAAAGCCTAAATTGTTCCCATTGCGCTTGTTCTCTTTTTTCCTCTAGTCGCTCAAAGCCTGTTAGTTTATTCTCTAACTCTCTAGGGGTTAAATCATCAAGTTGCTCAGGTGTTAGATTGAGCCACCCGTAAGCTGTGGCTTCTAAGTCGTCAAAAGTAGAAGAATCAGCTCTTGGGTGTCCTATCTTTTTATCTTGCTTGCTTTTTTTTTATTACCCGAATTAGCTAGAGAATTAGCAAATACTTCTAAAACTTTCTCCATAGCTGCGCTGTCCTCATCTAGTAAATCAGCTACATCATCAAGCGTTAAGTGAAAATCTGTTTTAGTAACTCTAGCACCATCTTTAAGCCCTGCCCATACTAGAGCTATAGCTTGTGTAATGGTCATGCTTTCGCCTAAGCTACCTAAATCGCCTAAAGTTGTGCCTGTAGCATCACTAAAAGCCCTAAGAGCTGCAAAGCCATATTTCACAGGGTAGTCTTGCCCTGCTATAATTACGGGTTTTGCTTTCATATTAAGATGGTACTGCTGTTTCTGCTAATACTCCTGTTCCAGTTAATGAGATGCTAAAAGTAGATTGGTCTTCTGTACCACCATTTACGCTTAAACTTGTTACAAAAGCTGAACCTGAATAAAATACATTTGCATCTCCGTTTGAAGCGTTTGCAACTGTTAGCTCAATAGTTACTGCTGTTCTAGCGTTTATATGGCTCCAGAAGTCTTTAAAAGCTTTTTTACTACTTACTGCTTCATTTTGATATAAAGCCTCGCAAGACACACTCCATGAACGTAAGCCGCCTATTATAGACTTCCAGCCTCCGCTGTCTTTGTTTGTTTGGTCTATCTCATCCATAGACAATTCAAGTGAGCAACTCGTTGAATAAGCTACTTCTACCTCATTTGTTGCATCCGTACCTACTTTTATAAGTAGGTCTGTGCCATTTACTAATCCTGTTGCCATTTTGTTTTAATTTTAATTGCAATTTACTAAATAATTATCTTTAAATCAATACTCTAGCTTGAAAGCTTAGGCTTTTGCTATAGTATCGTCTTTGCTTGTTATAGTCTTCTCTAGCGTTTGTTAAATTTATTCCATCTACTTTAACGCTGTTATATGTACCGCTTGCAGCCTCTTGTAAAGCTCTCCCTACTTCATTGGCTAAAGTTATGCTTGTGCCATAATCTAGGGCTATGCACTCACAAGTAAAATCTACTATATACAAAGGCGCTGTTTCTGCTCTTATTAATCGCTTTTGGTTTACTGCATTAACAGCATCAAACTCATATAAAACTGCTATTGATGGCGCACTGGGGTTTTTCATTGGTGCAGGTTGTATAGTCGCTGCGCTCATTCCTGAAATAGCTAACAAATTTGAATCGTTGCTAAGTATGTTAAAAATTACTTTCCCTATTTTTAAGCCCTCTGTTGCGCTCATGCTTTTAGCTTTTTTAGTTTCTTATCTAACAACTTAACAATTTCTTTATTTAAGTCAGCTAGTGCCTTAGTTTTATTTTTATTATAAGCCCTTTCTATATTTCGTTGGTCATCAAATTCAACATCGTAAAAAGTTTTTCCTGCTTCTACTAAGTGAGCGTGAAAGCCTTTAAAATTTCCGTAGTATCGTGGACCGACTAAAAT